TAATTGTTACATCACCAGAGTTTGGATTATTGTCTCTAGATTTACCACCCTGATTACCACCAACAAAAGTTAGTTTACCATTGGTTGCAGTATAAACAAAGTTAACGTGTCCGAAATCCCAAAGAACAATATCTCCACCTTGTGCTTCAGCTGGGCTAACTTTTGTTGCATTAAATTTAGACGCTGAGTCTCTAATTGCCCAAGATGATGCAGTTTGATAGTAACGATAACCACATTGCTTTAGTGTCCAAGCAACGAAACCCATACACCATGGAGTTTGATCTGATCTCCAGTATGCTTGATTTGGATATCCAAGATCAATCCAGATGCGAACAATATTTGAATTGGATGGATTACCACCCATACCTGTTTCTCTCCAGTAGAAGTTTTGTTTAGTTAATTCTAATTGTTTCTGTAAGAACGTCGGTATATCACCAGCAGGGGCATCAGACTTTAAACTCTTACCTTGCCCAGAATCTTTTGGTGTCGGTGGAAGATTTGGTTTAACTCCATTTTCTTCAGCTTTTGGATTATAATATTTTTCTGGATTTGATACATAATCATTAATAACTGCTTCATTCTCTTCTTCAAGTGCATACTTTAAATCAACAGGTGGGGATGGACGAACAGGAGTCGATAGATATCCAAACTGATTTGGTCTAGCGTCACCAGATTCAATAAAGGATAATCCAGTTGCCTCGACTGTTGCCTTTTCTGCTCCATTACCAAAATCGCCACGAGAGTAATCAAGACGCATATTACCATCACTCTGAAGTTGCATAGATCCAGAACCTGTTATCAACGTATTACCATCTGCTATTGCATTCATGTTTCCAGCAGTTTTAAATCCTAAGTTAGCTGCTTCCAATGTATAGTTACCAGCAACTTTAGTTTTCATATCACCACCAACTGATAGATTTAAATCGTTAGCTACAGATATGTCTGCTTGATTCTTAAGATTAATTACAGATTGTCCTTCAACTTCTATGTCAGCATTACCTTGAACCAGAATGCTCACACCATTTCCAACTGTTAGTATACAACGACCACCGATAAATATCGATCCATTTTTGTCTATAATTGTATACCCATCACCAACAATTTTATTAACTTGTGTTCCATTTGCGTCAATATCTAAGAAAGATCCTTGACGATGATACAGACTGATATTCTCATGAGTTGGTGTATCATCCAGAATAAACAGATGACCAGACTCGGATTCATAAACTTTTGAGAATGGATATTTACCACCAAATGGAGCAATTGGTTGTTCCCATGTTTCGCTACTATTTGCAATCGGTAACTGCTTTGATCTTGTTGAATCTTTAAACTCAATAGCAGTTTCTTTAATTATACCACGTGCTAGACGATTAGTGTCTGGCTCATCCATTAAATTGCGTAGTGGATATTTACCTGCTGGATCTTGGAAACCAACTGTTGTTGAGGATGAACGATCTTCTAATAATGCTGCTTGTTTTGCTGGTGGTAAATCTTTAACTTCTTCTTTAGTGTAAGTTTTCTGTTCATCAGCTGCTGGTTTATTGGTAGGTTCAACTGTTACAACACCACCAAGGAAATACTCATAGTATTTCTGTTTCTTTTTATATCCAGTACCATTAGCATCAGCACCAGTTCGTTTTAATGCACTCACAAAATATCCTGGATCGTTCTGATCGTGTTTAACAAACAACGCATAAAACGCAACAGTGGCAAGAGCAGCAACTGCTGGATCATCAATTAGCGACTTAGGATTATTCAAAAAGTCAACTATGATCCCTCTCTTCTTTAAAAATTCTTGCAGTTTCGTATACAGTGCTTTACCAGTAATCTGATTAAATCCACGACCGAAATACTTCGCTCCATCGTCTGCACCTTTGTGTCCGACTAATGATCCATTTCCTTGAGGAGAATATATTTTTCTAAAGAAATCTTCTCGTGTACCTTGCCATTTAACATAAGGTTGTGCAGATTCTACTGTAGGGAAAGTCAATCTAAAAATTTTTGCTAAAGTTTCTGCGCTAGTATAATAGAACCCTTCTTCGACAGGCAACCAACCAGATTCACCACCACAAATACCTAGAATAGCACACTTTGCATATTTTGATTTTAATCCAACTTTATCACACGCTTCAATTAAGTGTTTGATATTTTGTTCTGCTTTTGTTGGATTTGATGTAGACTGTGGAGGTGGTTTAGTTGGAATCGCTTGTTTTAAAACATCATCTGATGGTTTGTTTGGTACTGGTTGTGCAGCTATATCTGGTTTTGGTGATGCAGCTGCTGGTGGTGCGGATGGCACTGGCTTACTTGATGCTTCTGCAGTGCCGACTTGAATAGGATTACCCGTTCCATCAGTAACTGGATTGCCAGAGTTGTCTGTTAAAATACCACCATTAGTTGCAAGAATGTTATCTGTTGATTCTTCTTTGGCTAATTCTGCTGCTTTTGTCTGTGGGATACCACCAATAGTACCAAGCATAATTGGCTGCTGTTGATCTTCGTCACGAAACATAATAACAACCCATGTTCCAGTAACTGGACCAGTTGGCGACCAACCAATACCACTAACTGAAGCAGAGGTAACAGGTTGCATTGGATATGCCCATGGTAAATCATTTGTTGGTAATACATTTTTATCCTCAGTGTGCACACCAAGAATACGAACCTGACAACGACCAACTCTTAATGGGTCATCTCGATTTTCAACTACACCAGTGTATAAATTCATTTATTTCTTCCCATCAAGATCTTTTAATAACGATTCTTTAAATACTTCCATAGTACACTCATGTTTTTCTCTATCAATATAATGATTTATTGCGCCAACGATATAAGCACCTGAGAAAATTTTATCAAGAGTGTCTGTGTCATTACTTTGGAATGGTTCCATTCTGTTTAGATTTAAGATTATCTTTTGCCCCACTGTATAATCTGTTCTTCCTGCAACTAGAATTTGTATTTTACTTGCATCTGCCTGTTTCATTAATGAAACACGTTTCTGAATAAAATTAGAGTTTGTTACATCGCCCGCACCACTAAAGTTACCATGATATTTTGGCATGGTAGTTATCACAGAAGCGTATCGATAGATAACAGTCTTTGCAGCCATTGCATATGGGTTCAAGTGTTTGTCTGTTTGGAAACTTTGTAACATATCAAAGTTTTTACTACCAAATCGTTTTGTTGTTAAATCATAACTGTACTGTTTAGATCCATACAATCCAGAACGAATACGATCCATATAGTCAAACGCTGTTGGAATATGTATTTCTTTCACACGACGAAAATCTTCTGGAACATTTCTCGCTGAGCCACCACCAGCGAGATCGTCACGCTGATAGTTATCAAAAACAAATTCTTCCATCACATCATTATTGGTATACAGAGTTTCTAGTGATACAAAGTTAAACCCTGCTCTGTTCTCAAAAAATACATACGATGGTGAACCATTTTTATTTACTGCAGTATTCGCAATGTAGTTTAAACATCTAACTGGAGTCCAAAAATTGGATACAAACTTTGTATTGTTTTTAGATTCTTCTACATTTAATTTTCTTGACAGTTGTAGACCAACAGTCTTATCCGTCATCAAAGTATTTGCAATATCAGAACACTTACCAGAAAAGGTTTTACTTAGTCGCTTGTTTAGATCTATCAATGCTTCTTGAGTGATAAAGTGTAGTTCATAAACTACTGTACGATCACCAACCATCTCACGATTGGTCATCTTAAAAATATAAAACTTACCTTCAATTGGAACTTTTAAAGATGGTGTTGAAATTTTCATCTCAACAAACTCTTCACCAACAAATGGAAACAAATTGATTAAATCTAATGTATCTTTTACAACTAACGTGCCAGTAATAAATGGCGAAAACAAGTCTTCAAAAACTTGTATCGCTATTACTTGGTTGGTGATATCCTGAAAAAGTCCATTCGGTGTTACCACCTGTACCTTTTCAATATTTACGTCACCAGCAACTCTTAAAACTTGAGAGGTTTGCATTATAACAATTCACCAAACTGTTGAATAACTCTATCTACCATTTCTGGTGTTATGACTTTAATTCTGCGTTTACTTTCATTTAATCTATCTTCATACTGTAGATTACTAACAGAAGTTGCTCCTGGTTTATCGTAGTTGACAACAAATCCTTTTGCGTCTTCATAGTGATGTGTAGAATTTATATTGGCTGAACCATATTTGTCTTCTACATATTTTAAAAGTTTAGGATATGATAGTGGGAAATCTGCTATGTAATCAAATCGTTCATTTAATAGCATAATTATCCAATGATAATTAGAGTTGCCATATAACTTCTCAGCTATAATCTCTGGAGTTTCATCGTCTACAATATCATACTCATCCCACAAAGAGATGTTTGATAGCAACTCTGCACGAAAACGAACATTTCGTGTTATGTCGGTTATTAGAATAACCTTTCTCTCGCCACCAATTTCAAAGTCATAAACAAATCTTGGAAAGTCTTCGAAATACATTTATTATAGTCCTTCCACAATCTTATCTTTATCCATGAGTGAAAGTTCACGGAAACTCATTGTTACGTTTATTTGAGTAGGCATACCATTCTCAAAAGTAGTAAATGCAGCATTTGGTGTATAGTTTACGTTCAATTCTGTTAACACGCAAGAAGTATGGCGATGTAAATTTGTGTTTTCTTTACCATTTGTATAGTAAGAAATATCAAATTCAGATGGATAGATGTATAAGAATTTATTAGCGTCTTTAAACTCTGGATGCATATGAAGTTTAAATGCTTTGATAATGTTCAATACATTTTCTGCTTCTTTAGGATCACGTGGGAAGAATTGATAATCAAACTGGAATGTTCTAAAATCAACACCCTTAAAAACTTGTTCTTTACGTGGGTTAGCTGCAAGACCAGTTGCAGCTGAAACTGCACCAGCATTTGGTCCAGATGTTAAACCTAGATTCGCAACAGCTGCTTTTGCTGGCGCAGCAAGGTTGTCTATATTCTTTTGATCAAGTGCTTTTAGTGCAGCTTCACCAAGAATTGGTGCCATCATGGCAGTGGCTGTTTCTTCCTCACCCCACTGAAGACCATAACGAATGTTTAACTGATTTGGTACATGCAAAGCAATTGCAGTTTTTAGTCGCTTTTGTGCACGAGTTGTTGATGCTGCAATATTAGCTGCAGCAGTAAAAGCGATAGCACCTGGAGCAGCTGCAACTGCAGCACCAGTTAATGCTTTACCACCAGCAAAGCCACCTGCGATTAAACCTTTAATAGCAGTTCCTGCGACTGCGCCAGTAACTAATCCTGTTTTAGATAGATTTTCTGCTAAGAGTGGACCACGATCTCTTGTGAAAGAAACATCGTCTGTGATTTCTTCTGCTTTGCCCCTAGACTTGTCTAAAAGTTTTGAATCTACAGCGACGTTGATATAGAAGATTACATAATTTCCACCATATTGATTTGCGGTGTAATTTGATCCCTCACCCATCAAATCGAAGGGATACATATGTTGTTCTATTTTATACTTGTCTGATTTAAAACTGCGATCCAGCTTGGATGCTTGATCAGCTTTTTCTATCTGTCTATCTATACTTGGCATGCCTACCCCTAAATATTAGGAAATCTAACATATTATTTAGGCGATGTACCATAAAAGGTTATTTAAACCAATCTTCCCAGAAAAGTATAGCGGAGACCCCACAAACATTATCATGAGGTCTTCATGGGAAACTATGTTCGCCAACTGGTGTGATAAAAACCCATCCATAGTAAGGTGGAGTTCAGAAGAAACAATTATACCTTACAGATGCCCAACCGACGGTAAAATCCATCGGTATTTCGTAGACTTTAAAATTACGATAAAGGAAGGGAAGACGTTTCTTGTTGAGGTTAAACCTGCAAAACAAACTCTACCACCAGTGTATCCTGGAAGACAAACTCAAAGGTATCTAACAGAATCTCTCTTATTTATCAAGAATCAAGCTAAGTGGGAAGCTGCAAAAAACTACTGTAAAGATCGTAACTGGGAATTTAAAATTATCACGGAAAAAGAGCTAGGCTTGTCCCCTAAATAATTAATATGGCTAAACAACCAACTATTAAAGACGTTTTCGAAAGAAACAAGTACGATCTTAACACAGCGATTAAGAAATCTCGTTCTTGGTTCGATCGTCAGGTGCAAATGCTTGCGAGGGAAAATCTCACACCTCAGAAAGTAATATCAGGTAATACGGATCAATTAACGACCACGATTATGCCTGGACATTTGTACATGTACATATATGATCCAAAGTTAAAAGAAACATTGCCTTACTACGACAGATTCCCTCTTGTTTTTCCATACAGAAAAACACAAGATGGTTTTATCGGTTTAAATATGCATTATTTACCATATAATCTTCGTATAGGATTGCTTGACTCGTTGTTGGTTTTTAAGAACAACAATAGATTAGATGAGACAACTCGACTAAAGTATTCGTGGGCAGTTATTGATGGAGTGTCTAGATACAATGCAGCTAAACCTTGTATAAAACAATATCTTATGCCTCATGTTAGAAGTCAGTTTAGAAGAGTTAATGCAAACGACTGGGCGACAGCTATGCTACTGCCAGTCGAACGATTTGTTGGAGCATCAAAACAAGAAGTGTGGGCAGATTCAAAAAGAATTATTAGGAAACAATAATGTCGATCGAAAGATTTATAGCACAAGTTAAAACTGAGTCGTTGGCTAGATCCAATCGATTTGCAGTTTTATTTAATCCACCAGCTGGAGTATCTCCTGCAACTTTAGACAATGTTTTACTATTCTGCGATTCAGTTCAAATTCCAGGTGTTAACTATTCAACAGTTCAAAATAGATCTTATGGAGAGTTTCGTGAGATCCCATATGAGAGATTATATGAAGCGATCAATCTAACATTTTACGTAGATGCCAGCTTACAAGTAAAGACATTATTTGACAACTGGGTAAATGTTATTCAAAATCCAGAAACGAGAGCATTTAACTATTATAACAAATATGTTTGTGATATGCTTATCGAAGTTCAAGATGTGCTCGATAGAACACGTTATGAAATATCTCTTTATGAGTGCTATCCAAAAACTATTTCTGCTATCCAGTTAGATAACTCCAGTAAAGAGCTAATGAAATTAAATGTAACTATGCAATACAAATACTGGACTTCTACTGCGATTGATGTTCTTGATACGGAAGAACAAATTCCTGATGTTTGGTATAATGAGTATACTGACAATTACGATAACTTCCAAAGAAATTTAAATACTGCAGCAGCAGGGTTTGCTAGCAATACTATGACTGGTAATGGAATGACATACGGTATTAGTCAATTACCTGGACTTGTAAGATTCTAATGACTGAGATACTAGCATTACTTACCATTAAAACAACCCTAGCATTACTGCTTGGGGTGCTTCTTTTTATCATTCTTTTAACAATGATTGCAATGCATCGCAATCCAGAAGACTCGTTTGATATAAAAGACTTAGTGAGTAAAGATGGAAAGTTAGATGAAAAGAAATTCACTCGCTTCGGAGCATGGGTCATTTCCACATGGGGTTTTATCTATCTGATCGTTAGCAATCCAACTACATTTCCAGAATGGTACTTTATGGGCTATATGGGTGTTTGGGTAGCCAACGCTATTTTTGATAAGTATGTAAATAAGGCGAAAGAATAATATGAAGATTGATGAGGCATTATCTGCTGAATTTGGCGTAACACCAATAGGCAAAACTGAATTGATAACACAAGATGGCGAAGTTATAAAACCAGCCAATGAAAAGATTGAAGACGACTATGAGGTTTCTCGTAATAATCTTAGATCTATTTTAACACAGGGACAAGAAGCACTTAACAAAGCAATAGAGGTTGCTCAACAATCAGAACATCCTCGTGCATTTGAAGTTGTTGGTAATTTAATGAAGCAGTTAGCCGATATCAATCAGCAGCTACTAGATTTACATCAACAAAAACAGAAACTAGATGAACCAACTAAGTCTGAAAAGACAAAACAGGTAACAAACAATGCTATCTTTGTTGGTAGCACAACTGAGTTGAATAAACTTATCAAGAATATGACTAAAGGAGAATAGTAATGGCATTACCATCAAATAGTACACCAGTCTACAGTCTGGTTGTTCCATCGTTAAATAAAACTGTCAACTATCGCCCATTTCTGGTTAAAGATCAGAAAGCATTAATGCTTGCTCAGCAAAGCGAAGATGAAAAGGTGATGGTTGAGACATTAAAAACTGTTATAACATCATGCATAACAGACACAATTGATGTCAGCAGTCTTGCGATGTTTGATTTGGAGTACATTTTCACTCAACTAAGATCAAAATCTGTTGGCGAAACTGTAGAACTAATTCTCTCATGTGATGAGGATCACGGAGAAAGAAATAAAGAGGCAAAAGTTAAAGTATCAGTGAATTTGACTGATATTAAAGTGCAATCTAAAGAAGGACACGAGAAAAACATCAATCTATGGGGTGATGTTGGTGTAGTTATGAAATATCCTTCTGTAGATATCCTTAAAAAGTTTCAAAACCTTAAAGAATCAGATACAGAATCAGTTTTTAACATTATTTCTCAGTCTATCGACTACATTTATGATGGCAATGAGGTTTATCATGCTAAAGATCAGACAAAAACTGAATTACTTGAGTTTATCAACAATTTAACAACCGATCAGTTTCAGAAAATCCAAAAATTCTTTGAAACTATGCCAAAACTAACTTATGATATCGACTACGGCTGTCCAGTTTGTAGCAAAAAGCATAAAGTTAGGTTGGAGGGCATGGACAGTTTTTTTTGATAAACCTTTGTCATGATAATTTGTCAAATTATTACAAAATGAATTTTGCCCTGATGCAATATCATAAATATTCGCTAACAGAAGTAGAAGAAATGATTCCGTTCGAGCGTGAGATTTATGTTTTCATGCTGATACAGTATCTAGAAGAAGAAAAAAAGAGAATAGAGAGTAAACGATAATGCAAGCAATATTAGAGCAACAGAGATCAAATGCGATCGTACCGATGTCATCGGATGGCGGTGGATCAACACAAGCACCTCCAATCGTCGTTGCTCTTATTATGGCACTTAAAGAGTTAACCTCAAGTGTTAATACTTTAACAGGAGCAATGTATGGTCAGGCAAAGGTTATCGATTCACCAACTATAAAACAACTACCTGAAAAGAATGGTGGTGTGATAGATGTAGTTCCAAAAGAAGTTAAACCTGAAAAGAATGGTGGTGTGATAGATGTAGTTCCAAAAGAAGTTAAACCAGCTAGTAAAGAAGCAGAGCTAGAGTATAGCAGACTTCTGAGCAAACAGATGGAACTTCTCGAACGAATTGAAGAAAATACTAGACCAAAAGAAATAAAAGCACAAAAAACAGAAGAACAAGGTGGGTTTGGATTAGGTGGTCTTCTTTCTGCAATCGCAATCGCAGCTGGCACTGTTGCTGGGTTGGTTTCTGCTTGGGTCAAGACTGTTAAATTCTTCGTTACAGGTATCGGATTAGCTATTGAAAAAACAGTTGTGTTTCTTTCAAGATGGTTTCCTTCTCTACGAAAAATACTTTTTAACATCGAGGTAACTTTTACACTGCTTGTTGAAAGTATGAAAAATATTTTCAAAAATGCAGTAGGTTCAGTGCGTAATGTATTCAGTAATCTTGCTGGTAATATCGCTAATGTGTTTAAGGGTGCAATAGATTACTTTAAAGGTATTCTTGGTGAAGGTTCTGCAATTGGTAAAATAATCACATCGATTAGAACAGCAGTCACAAACTTTATCACACCGATCATTGAAGGTTTCAAAGTAATGACTGAAACCAGTGGTCCAATCGCAAAGTTTGTTGGAATGATACGCAGTGGTATTACTGCAGTGTTTGAATGGTTCGGTGGTATCGGAAGATTCTTTGCAGAGATGGGTTCTAAACTATCAGTGTTCGGTAAACTATTTGGTGCAGTGTCGGCAGTTGTGTCAAAGATCGCATTTCCACTTATGGTAATTATGGCTGTATGGGATACAATCAAAGGTGCTATGAAAGGATGGGAAGAGGGTGGTTTAGTTGGTGCTATCGGTGGTGCAATTAAAGGACTATTTTCTTCTCTTGTTGGTGGTGTACTAGATTTAATTAAGGGTGCTATCTCTTGGATTGCTGGCGCACTAGGATTTGATGCAGTAGAGAAATTCTTAGATTCATTCTCATTCTCTGACTTGTTCGGAGATCTTGTTGATGTGATTATGTTTATTCCAAAACAGATTCAAAACTTCATTATGAGTCCTATTGAGACCATGAAGAAGTTAGCAAATATTCTCGGTGAATTGTGGGAGCCAGTTAAAGAAGCAATGGGAACATTGTTTGATGCTATTCTCTGGTTACCAAAACAGTTATTTGGCTTGATCACTGATTATGTTGTTGATCCACTACTAAATGCATTTAAACCAGTCACCAATTTCTTTAAAGGATTGGCTGATAAAATCTTAAGTATATTTGAAGATTTTGGATTACCAGAAATTGGTTTCTCTGTACTCGGTAAAAAATTCTCTATTGGTCCATGGTATCCATTCCGTCCAGAAGAAGGCACAGTAAAAGTTTCTGGTAATGAACAGATGGCTCAATCCTCTGGTAATGCTGGTGAGGTGAGCAACTATAGTAAGAACATAGTAACAAGTGGAACTACAGGCGAAGTCAACAGAAGAACTGGTAAGAAAGAATCAGATGAAACCAGAGTTCTAACCACTACTGAAAAAGTTGGCAAAGACGGTAAAGCAGTAATAAAAGAAGACTTTGCTACTTTCGATCCAAAGACTGGTAAAGCAATGCTTGCTGGCGATGCAGCAGGTAAAGATGGATCCAGAGAAATTAGTAAACGTGCTTTTGATCAAATTAAATCAGCTGCACAAAAGGGTACTGACAACGATAAGATTGCTGAAATCGTTAAAGAAGATGATGCATATCAGAAACTTAGTTTCTTTGATAGACGTAAGGTTGATGTTGGTTATGCTAAGGCATCTGATTTACTCGCTGCATCTAAACCAACTTCTGCAGATACATTAACTAAAAAATCAAGTGAAACTGCTGCAATGAAAGAAGCACCTACAGCACCAGCAGGAAATACTATCGTTTCTGCTCCAACAGTCAATAACACAACTAAGCAAACAAACGTAGTTCGTGTCCCAGTAAGAAACAGCGACAACTCTGTTTCGTCTTGGCTACAATCCAGATACACTGGATAAAACAAAAGGGGATCCGAAGATCCCCTTTTTTATGTAGCGAAGTATAGACGATTAGTCTTCTTTCGCAATCTTCTCAAAGTAAGACATAACATCATCGTCATCATCATCAACTGATGATGACTTTGGTGCTGGTGCAGGTTTAGATGCCATCTTAGGTGCAGAGGCAACTGGACGATCTTCATCTTCTGCAATTTCAGCAGCAGACTTACTCGCAAAACTATCACCAGAAAGAACCTCATTGAGTTTCTTCTTCAACTCATCGTAAGACTTAAAGTTTTTACGATCAGTGAATTCAGAAAGTTTATTCTGAGCAGAAACAATCTTCAACAGAGAGTTTTCATCATCAGAAACTACACATGGATCAGTGAACACAGATTCGTCATAGTTCGCATAGCCATCTTTCTTACGCATGCGAAGTTTAAAGTTCGCACCTTCCCACAGATCAAAAACATTCACTGGCTTTTCGTCTTCAAAAGTCGGACGAGCCTTGTCCATAATCTTATCAAAGATTTTCTTGCCAAACTTAAACAAGAATACTTTACCCTCATTCTCAGGATGCTTAGGATCGCTGACAACAAGAATGTTAGCAATAAAAGAAAGTTTACGCTTTTGTTTACGTGCAATTTCTTTGTTTGCTTCGGAACCACTGTTCCAGAGTTGAGTGTTTAGTTCACCAACTGGATCATTTTCACTAAGAGTGGTCAAAGAGTTTTCGATGTACCACTTTCCAGTTGGTCCTTGGAAACCATGACTGAAAATGCGAACCCATGGCAGATCGTCACCTTCTACACGTGGCAGAAAGCGAATGGTTGCTGTACCATTACCTGCCTTATCACCTTCCAATCGCCAAAAGCGATCATCGGCATAAGACTTAGTTTCTGTTTGGGGATTTGCAATCTTATCGAATGCTTGAGAGATTTGACCGAAGTCAGAGTTACGCATTTTGCGTAGAGTTTGAATATCCATTGTATTTCCTTTCGTATTTACGGAGTATCGTTTGTATCTTTAGTATGTTCAATTGTTATGTCATCACTAATTTCAATCGCATCATCAAATGGATCGTAATCATCAAATTCATAATCTTCTTCAACATAACTATTTAGCGTTTTCATACCTCCACCCTTTTTATTATTAGAGTGTTTGGTATGTTTTCCAGATCGCCCACTGGATTGCTCATCATCATAACGATGATTAGGTTTCTTGTAAGTCTTACCCATGATTAGTTTGCAACTTCTTCTAAGAAGTGATTAAAGATTTTTTCTACCTTTAGTTTATCGTATTTAACAAAGCCAGTCAACTTTGTAATCCGACGCATCTCGTTTTCCCAGATATATTTTACCGATAGATTTTCCTTCCACTTATCAATAATACCTGTAAAGTCATCAATGATTCTTAGTGTTTCTATTGCAAGTTTACCACCAACAAACATGTTCAATGCAACAGGGTATTCGTTATCAGTAAATTCAAAAAGTGCTGTGTGTTTTAGTCTGTTAGTTTCAACGTAGGTTAAGAGTTTTGCGAGATCATCTATGACTATCTTTGTAATACTCTGTTTCCTACGAATCCATTCTGTATAGTTTTCTTCTGCTTCCTGCCCAGCATAGATTGCATTATCGCTACCATATGCAAAGTTGGCAACAAAGAACTGAATGATATCTTTATCATCTGAGTATTTGTTTGCTAACTTCTCGAATATGTATCTATCATTTCTAGCATTAAATGCTTCACGAGTACCACGAACATTTCCACGATTCTGGAACACATTAAATTTATCGGTGGTGAAGTGAAGTTTAATCGCTAGGTAGTAACGATATGCTTTAAATCCGTCCATTCTTATATGCTTCACTACGAAGTTTGCGACACTCTTCTCTTACTTGCGGAGGGAAGTCGGGAGATATTTCTGAGATAGTACAATCATACCATTTACCCGCAGGTACTATTTTATTAAAAGAAAGTACCAGTGCAGTAACTGCACCAATAAACATCAAAACTAATAGTATATCAATCCAAATTTTAGACATCTAGTTGCGCTTGTTTTGGTAAATAATTTAATTCACGAAAATTCATTTCGATTTTATCTTTAAGGGATTTGTTAATTAACGATGCGATATCTTCTGGCTCAAGATAGTTCTCTTTACAATAGTCAAGTACCGCATCCATATAGGACATCTTTTTATTACGAACGATCTGCTCAATATGCATCGAAAAATCGTTTGCTGTTTTAAACATAGTGTTCCTTCTTTAACCAATACTCATTAGCCCTAATTTCGTAACTGACTTTATCATACTCTTTAAGTTTAGCCTTATAAAGTTTCCAGATGGGAGTATCGGTCTTATCTGAATCCATCTGTCTTTCAAACTTTTCCAAGTACATGGAGAAGAATTTATCTAATTTCATCTTTTGCAAGACGAGTTCATTTTGTTTTTCAATTCTAGTCATGATGCTATTATACCTTAATTAATATTGGAAGGCAAGTCGCCTTTGTAAAATGCAACATCAATTGCAAGTCGTTCATTCTCATTTATCAGTGCTTCGTTTTCTCGTTGCAATTTGGCAATTCGTTCACGCATACACTGCGACTCTTTGTAAAACCGAGAATTCAATATCTCTATCTGTGACTCTTTCTCGCAACATTTAACACAGAACTCACTCATAACTTCTCCTTGATCCACTGAATCACTGCTTTAGCATCAGAGAGATCTGACTTGTCTACTGCTTCATCAATATAATCGAGTTGAATAGTATGAAGGTCATCCAACAGTTGATCAATGATAACTCGATTGTCTACCTTGTAGGTAATCCTACTGTATGGACGATGTGGTTGATTGTAGTTCATTATCCTCTCCTCATAGTTGCAATTTCAATCGCTTGTTCGTCAGAGAAGATTGGAACTGCATTCGACTTGTGCATCGTGCCAATACCTTTCATGGCAGTGCCAGTGTATACTGGTGTCTCTTTCTTAGTGCAAGGTGCACCAGTAAATGGAAGACTTGGAATCTTAGGCGTCTCACGACGAGCAGGTACTCCAAGTGAGTATGAAAATCCGTCACCCTTCCGTGCAGGCACAGGTTTCTTCGGTTCATACTTCTTCATCATGGCTTCCCATGATGCCTGCAACTCTCGTTGCTTGGCTGTTTGCTTACGCTTTTTAGACTTTCCAAGGGATGTATGTATCATTTGCATAATATAATTATACTCCAATTATGAATTAAAGGCAAGGATTACCAGCTAGATTGATAATAAAAATCTGCCTTTGTAAATGCAGGGTCGAGGAGAATCTTCTCTAGCCTATCTACAGTGTATTGCAACTGATCTAAGTACCAATCGTCATAATCAGTAGAACCAAAGAAGAAACCATTACGTGTAGGTAGCAAATTTTGTGCTTTCTCGGGAACACTAATGATTTGTTTGCATATATCAATCAGTTCTTGCAACTGCTCACGACTGACCCATGCTTCTTGACACTCATCAACACCATCTTGAACATTCTGAACAAACCAGTCATGGATGGCATTGGCTTTACGCCAATATGCAACTCGAAACTTAACTTCTTCTGCTCCATAATCTTCATCTTCAATACCAACAATACCAAAGATGTCATTGACCTTCTTAATCTTATCAGCGTCATCTGGATCGAAATACTTACTCATGTATTTCTTAGCAGATAAGTACATATCTAAACCCATAATATATCTCCTTATTTAAACGACAAACCCAGAAGTATCTTTCTTCGCTTTACCTTTGGCTTTGAGACCAACGATAACACCCTTTGGATCCAAGAAACGCAGATCGGTTTCATCACCATTGATGACTGGACGACCAAGATATGTCTCTGGCACTTTGTGGAATACAGCTGCAACATTCATGCCATTTGATATTGCAATTCGAACATCCATATCGTTGCCATCTGCTTTAGAGAAAGTCAGGTGGTAGTTAGGAATGTGCTTTACTTTACGATTGTTTACTTTGGTGTAGTCATAGAACTGCACATCAGGGAACATTTGGAAAATGTTTTTACCATCTTGTACTTCGTACTTCTCCCATGAGAGATCTGAAGTGCCATTAAGACGGAAGACAGGAATCAGTCCCTGTTTTTCTGCTTTCTTAATAGTCTTACGAATTTCAACAAGCAACTCAAGAAGAAATGCTGGACGATTTTCGAAGAATGATTTGGTCTTACGAATTCGTGCTTGCTGAATCACATTAGTGGTTTCACCTTTCTTGAAGATGCCACCACGACCAGCAGTGTTCAAACATGCAGCAGTGCAACCAGCTGTTCGTTTGGGGCACACTTCTTTACCTGACAAATTTGCAGGTGCTAAGTGCAGGACTGAAGACAAATAACCTTTCTTCTGACCTTTCAACAACTTTGGGTTTCCAACTGTAAGCAGACTCATAATTTAAGACTCCATTTCAACGATATAAGATTATTATACGCTAAAGTGGAATAAAAGACAACCCCCTAGAATGCCTGTATCCTAGAGGGTTATCCGAGTAAGTAAGTACTTACTTACCTGTTTTCACAGGGGCAGTTTGATGGGATGCAGCGTATGCAATACAAACATTATCGTGTGCATTAGCATAGGCACAACGAACAGCAATAGGGTCAATTCCCTTAACGATTGCAGACTCTACATTTTTCTCAACGGATTTCAATTCACTGTAATGATAAAATACTACAGAAACAATAAGTGTAACGATCGAGATCAATAGTGAAACAACAAATACAGTATCATGCATAATAAACTCCTTTAATTTACCAAGTACCATCATCTATAACTCCACGAACCCAAAATGGTCCAACTGAAATCATAAATCCATAATTTTTGGGATTAGACTCATCAGGTTTGATCCTTTGAATCTTAAACTCCCAATGATAAGGATTCAATACGAATCCCATCCACATTCCAGAAAACTTAAGATAGTTCTTTAACATCATCGCATAGTCCTAACTTTTTAGATTCGAGTGGACTTAACCAAATGTCCTGCGGTGGCAAAAGAACTTCTCTAATTTTTGCGTCCGTAAGACCAGTGCACTTTTTATAATGCTGTATCATTTTCTTAGTGGTTAAATCAAACTCTTTTACTGTTGCAAATAGTTCGTGTTCTTTACCAAACGCACCCCAAGAATATTGGTGTGACAGAATAGAAGTGTTTGGTGTAAGAATACGCTTCCCTTTATCTCCAGCAATGAAAATCATAAGTCCAGCAGAAGCAATCTGCCCCAATCCAATAGTACGAATTGGTATTGCTGAACCTCTCATTGTATCAATCAGTGCAAACGCTGCATTCAAGTCACCACCTGGAGAACAGATGATTAGATTTAATAAATCTGGTCTTTCTTCTACAAAGTTTGCTTCAAATATCCATTCAACTACTGGCTTCACAGTTGCTAATGATATATCATCCATGAGCAAGTAAAACGAGTGTTGTGAACTCTCTTGCTCTTTAAGCTGAATGTTCAATTTGTTCATCATTATAGTTTCGCCTTTTCTTTATAAAAAATATGTCGTCCTACCACTGCAGTTCTTTCTAAACCTTTCCAATTTGGTCTAACATAATCAGCGTGATAAAACAGTGCACCATCTGTAAAGTCTTTCATTCTTTCGTAGTTTGCATAGACATACAATGCAATCTCTTTAGAATTCTCATATGCTTGTTTGCTTCTGTTGGTGATTTTATTTTCACACCACCATGTGAACTGACATGTAGAGTTTAACTTTTGTTTCACTACAGAGCAAATATCTTTTGGGTATCTTGGGTCTTGCACTCGATTTAATGTAACCAGTGCAACTGCGACCTTACCAGAATCAGGTTCATAACCTGCCTCGTGATAGATGTTATCGGCTAAGCATTCAACTTGCGTTCTAGCATCTTTTGTTAAATGGGTCAATTCAACAGTAATAACTCTTTCGCTTGAGGATGTTGTTGAAATAAAAAATCCAAAACTTACTAGTAATAATGTGATTAACGTATACAATCGTATTCGCATATTGATCTCCTTAAATCAGTTAGAGACAGAGGAATGCAATATCCCTCTGTCTGATCCCTATCAGGTGGACTTTTTGCTAGTCTTTTCTAATGTGTTGGTGGGAATATTTGAAACAAAACCATTCAAGACCTGAGCCTTTGCAATGATATCTGCTTCTGATGGATATGCTGGAAATCCTGGATGTTCAGGTAGCACACCGCCATTGATTTTAGCAACTTCTAATTGGGCATGCCAACTATTGCTAATAACTTCACGCTTACCGTAGTAGTCATCGTTAAGCATGTCTTTCGCCATTTTTAATAGTTCAAGGCGAATCTCGAACGGGGTCAAGT